TCTGGAATGTGTGTTCCCTCTTTATAAATCTGTCTTTCTATTGACTTAATCACATTCTTACATGATTTTACAATAAACAGATTATTTTTACCATTAACATTTTTTAATCGTGAATTAACAGAGTTAATCCTATCCCTAACCATAGGTGCTGTATTTCTACATCTTACATCAAATCCTGCATTTTTCAATATACTTATATCAGTAAATCCTCCTGCACTGGTTTTTCTTTGTCTAGCACTAGGGTCTGGGTAAACAACAATATTTTTATTTTTATATCTATTCCTTATTTCTTCACACATTTCTTGAGTATTTGAAGAATAAATTTGTATTTCATCAAAAACAATAACTATGTCTTTTTCTATCGCACAAACTACAGCAGTCATAGGGTCTACGTTAAAATCTAAACCTATATGTAAAAATTGATGGTTTTTATTATAGTTTTCTATTATGTTTTTTTGTCTGTTAAAATTGTAATAAATCATACCAGAATAATTAACAAACGTTGCTTCGTATTCTTGTTGAAATGTTCTAAGGTCTAAATCTTGTTTTGCTTGTTCTATTTCTTCATCTGATACTTGACCACCTTCTAATGTTGTATATTTAAAACTTCGCCAATCTTTATTGGTTTCGCCTTGTTTAAATAATTCATATGACCAATTACCAAAACCTCTAGGACTGCCACAAAATAAAGCATGACCATGAGTATCTGATAATGTTGGTCTTAATACTTCATACCAAGCTTCTTTATGAATATCTGCAAATTCATCTAATACAATAAAATTTAATCCAACACCTCTAAGTGATTGTTCGTTATCAGCACCTCTCAAAGTTATTTTAGAATTATTTTTTAATGTAATTGTTAAATCTGAATTATTAACATTCTTAACCCATTTATGTTGTATAAGTTTATCTTTTAATTCTATCCAACATATTTGCTTTGCTTGTCTATATGTAGGTGCAACATACCAAACTTTTTGATTAGATTTACTTGCAAACTTAGCTAATTCATTAATTGCTAAATATGTTTTACCAAATCTTCTGCCAGTAATTAAAACCCTAAATCTTGAATTAGCATTTATAACTTGTTTTTGTGGATTGGTTAATGGCATCAGCTAGTCCAAGGTAATGGCTCTTCAAGTTGTGTTTCTTCAATTTTATCTTGCTGTCCTAATAAATTCTTACCTAAGAATATTTGCATAGTAACATTACCTTTACTTGCAGATTGCCATTGTAACTGTCTAAGTCTAATTTTTAGATTAGCTTTCCCTTTTGTAATATATTCCGAATAACTCTTTTCTAACAAGTCTGGTGAACAGCCAAAAAAGTCTGCCATTTCTATGTTAGTACACCCTAATGTTGCTAATTTTGTTAATTGTTCTGTATCAATATGATATTTTTTTGGTCTCGCCATTATCCTTTTTTCCCCTTTGAGTTAAGGTACTTTCATTGATATGGCATTTTTTTTATATTTTCAATGATATTTTTGGAGCGTGTAGGTTAGTGTTGCACTACCGCTGTTATGAGGGGTTCTCATTCATCGCCTGCTTTACACGCTTTGGATATGGTTTTGATAAATTAACAATAGCATCTTTAGTTTTTTTGTCTAGGGGCATCAAATACTTATATTTTCCTTTCATTTTCACTTCATAAGCAAAAGGGTCATCTAATTTTGCTCTTTCTAATACAGTTAATCCTTTATACCTTAATTCTCTTTTATTATCTAAATCAAAAGCTGTTTTGCTTAAATTTCTTGGGTGTGTAAGTTTACCATTTATCATGTAAAATTTATCTTTTCCTCCTTGCCCTACATATACCCAGTTGCCTGCTTGATAAATTCCACCATGATGCCCTTGATTTGAATCTGAATAAGAAACAACTAATTTCATTTTTGGATTCAATTTTTTTAATATTTTTAATGCTATAGAAACAATTTTAGAAACTGGTGTTTCATGTTTATTCAAAGCAATTCTTGCTAATTCGCAAACTTCGGTTTGTCCTAAACCAATAAACTGTCCTAAATGTCCACAGGCTCCTCTACCAAAAATTACAACTCCGATAAATTTATTATTTTCGTAAACACCAATTTTAACTAATTTACCAATGGGTATACATTTTGAATAATGCCAATTTAAACAAGCATATTTAGCAGATTGATATGATGCTCCTGTTAATTTTAAATTTATATTAGGCATAAATTCGTCTATCAAATTCTTTATTGCAATGTGGACAAGTTATCATTTTAGGTTCTAATTCGTCTAATTGTCCTTGCTCTTCCAAACTTTCTTCTGGAAAATCTTCTGGATTTATTAAGATGTTGTTTAGTTCTTCTTTATCAAAACCTAGTTGAGTTAAATCAAAATTATCTTCTTGAAGCATACCTATTTCTAAATTTAAAAAATCATAGTCCCAATCTGAATCTTCACTTAAACGATTATCTGCTATTCTATATGCTTTAGCTTTGGATTCTGATAAATTAGCAACAAATACTGGTACTTTCTTATAACCTAACTTTTGAGATGCCAGTAGCCTAGTATGCCCAACAATAACAACCATATTTTTATCAACTACTATAGGTTGTTGAAAGCCAAATTCAGTTAGTGAACTTGCAACTTTATCTACTGCTTGATTTTTTCTTGGGTTATTATGATATGGAATAAGTT